TAATTTACTAAACAGTACAAACAACATATTAAACAAAAAATAAATAGTTTAAATAAGGACTTGGAAGTTATTGTACAAAATGAATTTGAAATAGTTTATAATACAGACCCTGAAACAACAACTAATATTTTAAATAATATCGAGTTAATTATTAAAAAACTGCAAACAAGTTCAATAGATGAATTAATATTTATGAATGCAGTAATTGATAAATATAAAGAAAATAAAGAATGGTTTAAAGAATATGGAGAAGCTGAATTTTTAAAATTAGATTAATGGCTAAAAAGCATTTAGATAGATATTCACCAAAAGAAGATGAATTAATTAATATGCGTATTTGTTGGAGTAATGATTTAGCTTATGTTATTCAGCCTTTAACGGGTTTAAAAACTTATAATATTGTTAAATTTAAAATATCAAATGCTTTAGAGTTACATTTTTTAAAAGAAAATAACATAAATGTTGAATTTACAGAATATGATGCGCAAAAAAAAGTTATGGAGTTGTATAGTTTACACTCTAAAAGATTTATAAAATGATGTATGTATTAGCAGTTATTTGTTATGAGTTTGTAAGAGCTGAAATAATAAAACTTTGGTATTATATTATAAATAAAATAAACAAATGAAAGATACAATAGTAGAATCAGTTATAGAACAATTTAAACAACGTTCTAACGTAGGAATAAATAAATACGGTGTAACATTAGATAGAGAAGATTTAGACCGCTTACAATGGATACAACACGCACAAGAAGAAGCAATGGATTTAATTTTATATTTAGAAAAATTAAAACAATATGAAAAGTAAACAATCGCCATTGCAAAGAATAAATAGAATAATGGATTTTAACTGGAAACGTGGAAACAATAAAGAATCAGTAAATGAAGTATACAGAAAAATAATTAATCAAAGGCTATCTAAACGGTAGTTTTTTTTTATGTTAATTTTTTGTTAAAATGTTTTTTATAAACAAAATATGTTTATATTTGTACTCAACAAACAAACAAATATAAATTATGAGCAACAATTGGATTAACAAAACAAAACAAGAACAAAGAGCAGAAGCATTAAAAACTCTTAAATTAGCAAAAGAATTAGAAACTTCAAAAAAACAAACAAAATGAACAAATTAGAAATTTTATTCAAATTAGAAAACTGCATTTCATTAATCAGTAATACAGACAATGTATATGTTAGAAAGCAATTAGAAGCAATTGCAGACGATTTAAGAGAACAATGGGATAAAGAAGATATTTATATGCAAGAAATAAAAAACGTTCTTAATTACGATGAAACAATGGAAAATTTAAACAATATAAAAATAAGATAATGAACGAAGCATCATTAATAAAAATACAATCTAAAGTAATAGGATTAGACAGACATTTACATACATTGGTTAAAGAATTAATAAGCAATGACAGTATAACAAGTGATGAACATTTAACTATTATGATTAATAGTACAGAAAGAGAATTACAGGTTTATAACCATATTTTAAAGTTATTAATTAACAATCAAGAAGTAAACTAATGGTAGTATTATTTGATGCAGATAGCTTGGTTTATTCCAGCTGCTACAAGAAAAAAGAAAATGAAACAGATGATAAATACTATACAGAAATAGATGATGCAACTGCAAAGTTTGATGAAGTGTTTATGTCAATTATAAATCACTTGGAAGATATTTACGAAATAAACGAAGTAAAAGTATTTTCAGGTTCACGTGGTAACTTTAGAAAGTTTATAACTAAAAGTTATAAAGCAAATAGAAACTATAATGATTTACCACCTTTGTTAAATGATGTGCATAATTTTGTAAAAGAAAGTTATAATTCAATATCAGGATATGGTGTAGAAACTGATGATGTAGTTGCAAAGTATTGGTTTGAAATATCAAATACAATAGGTAGAGATAATGTAATAATAGTATCAATAGATAAAGATTATAAGCAGTTTCCTTGCCTTATTTATAACTACCATTACAATCATAAGTGCATTTATGATATAAGCGAACAGAAAGCCTTATTTAACTTTTACGAACAAATGATAGTTGGCGATACTGCAGACAATGTAAACTACTGCAAAGGTTATGGAAAGAAGTATGCAGAAAAGTATTTAAAAGAATGCAAAACTAAATACCAATACACAAAAAAAGTTTATGAATTATTCAAAACAATACACAAAGGAAAAGCAAAACAAAGATATATTGAGTGCTGGAATTTATTAAAACTAAAAACTGACTAATGGAATACTGCAATGACTTTAAATATGATTTAAAAGTAGGACAAGTTGGTGAACAATTACTAAACGAAATACTCACTTTAAAAACAATAGAAGTAAAACGTGATAGCTGGATTTATAAAAGCGGTAACATAGCAATAGAATACGAAAGCAGAAATAAACCATCTGGTATATCAAAATCACAAGCAGACTACTGGGCTATAATATTTTCTGGAGATTACAAAGACGAACTAATATTAATAATAAAAGAAAACAGATTAAAAGAAATTTGTAGAGAATATTACAAAAAAGGAATGATTAAAACAATGGGAGATAATAATACTTCAAAAGCTATATTAATACCAATAACAGAAATATTAAAATGGAAATAACAGAAAGATTAAAAGAAATAATATTAGCAGAAACAAACGTTAATATTGAAGCAGTAACAAGAGAAAGAAATACAATAGAATTAAGAGCATTATATTACAATTTAATAAAATATTTTGAACCTAAAATTACTTTATCAAATATAGCTGAATCAGTAAATAAGAATCACGCTACAGTTATACACGGATTAAACAATTATGATATATATGAAAGATTTAATAATGATTTAAGAGAATTAAAAAAACTAATAATAAAACAAATGGAATCAGAAAAAATACAAGCTACAACAGATAGAAATATATTAAAGTTAGCAATCGAACAAAAAGATATAAAAATATTACAATTAGAGTTAGAACTTGAAATAGTTAAAGATAAATTAACTACATTTACAAAATCAGAATACAATATTATAAATAAATTAAATGAACTTTTAATAGATATTAAAGACACAGAACTACACGATGTAATGATAATTAGATTACAAGCTATGTATGATATGAATATAAAAGTAATGAAACAAAAATAATGGGAATATACATAAGAACAAAAACAAAGAATTTATTAAACTAAAAAAAACATTATGCCAGATATAACAATGTGTACAGGAAACAACTGCGAACTATCAACTTTATGTTATAGATACAAAGCAGAACCAAGTGAGTTTAGACAAGCTTATTTTTGTGAACCACCTAACGATGGATTAGAATGTGAATACTATTGGGAAATTAAAACACAAGAAGATGAAAGCGATATTAGAGTTTAATCTACCTGAAGATAGTTTAGAATATAAACAAGTAACAAAATCTAATGATATGGCAAATGCTTTGTGGGATATAACACATAATACAAAGAAACAATTACATTACATATCAGAAGGAGAAGAACAAGATAAAGGCATAGATTTAGTTTTCAATAAAATATATGAAATATTAGAAGATAATAATATTAATACAGATGAATTATGTTAAAACCAATTCATAAACTAAATGGAGGATTAGGTGCAACACTTTGTTATAACTGTACTAAAATAATATCAGTAGGTTTAACTAAAGAATTATACTGCGGTAAAGAATGCGAATCTAAACATAGAGCAGCTATTACAATGCGATTAAAACAATAATAGCTTTTATTTATTTTTAAAATGAATAATCAATTTATTTCAAGATGGAAAATAAAAGTAATTATGGCGGTAAAAGAGAAAATGCAGGTCGTAAATCTAAATCAGAAGAAGTTAAACTGATTGAAAAATTATCTGCATTAGAACCTTTAGCATTTATGGCATTAGAAAAAGGATTAGAGAATGGAGACTTTAAATTTACACAATTGTTTTATAATTACTATGCAGGTAAACCAAGAGAAACAAAAGACATAACTGTAACAAATGAACAGCCTATATTTAATATAGAAGATTTAGACTTGATTTAAGACATTATTATATGGAGTTTATAGTAACTACTGCAATTAAAAAGTTATTGCGTTTAAAGCAACGTATAAAGGTTATTAGGGGTGGTACATCAGCAGGTAAAACATTTGGTATATTACCTTTGTTAATTGACAAAGCAATAAAAGAACCAATGCTTGAAATTAGTGTAGTATCTGAAAGCATACCACATTTAAGACGTGGTGCTTTAAAAGACTTCTTAAAAATCATAATGGCATTAGGTAGATATACTGATGCAAACTTTAATAAATCAACTTTAAAATATACATTTGCAAATGGTAGTTACATTGAATTTTTTTCTGTTGACCAACCTGATAAATTAAGAGGAGCAAGAAGAACTATTTTATATGTTAACGAATGTAATAACATAGACTTTGATTCTTATTATCAAATGGCTATTAGAACATCAGGTGATATATGGTTAGATTATAATCCTGCTTCTTCATTTTGGGTAGACAAAGAAATATTAACACAAGATAATGTAGACTTTATTACTTTAACGTATTTAGATAATGAAGCATTATCAGATACTATAATAAAAGAAATAGAATCAGCAAAGGTAAAAGCATTAACATCTACATATTGGTCTAATTGGTGGCAAGTATATGGATTAGGTCAAACAGGAAGTTTAGAAGGAGTTTGTATAACTGATTGGAATGAAATAGATATGCCAACTGATGCAAGGATATTATGTTATGGAATGGATTTTGGTTATTCAAATGACCCAACTTCTTTAGTAGCAATGTATAAATATAATGATGCTTATATATTTGATGAATTGATTTATAAAAAAGGATTGTTAAACAACGATATATCAAATTTACTAAAAGCAAACGATGTGAATGATATAGTATATGCGGATAGTGCTGAACCAAAATCAATAGCTGAATTAAATACATACGGTCATAATGTGTTACCTGTTTCAAAAGGAAAAGATAGTATCTTATATGGTTTGAATTTAATTAATCAAAACAAAGTTTATGTTACATCAAGAAGTAAGAACTTAATAAACGAATTAAGAAACTACATTTGGCAAACAGATAAAACAGGTGTTAAAATGAATAAGCCTATTGATTCATATAATCACGCTATTGATGCAATGCGTTATGCTATAATGAGCCAATTAGAAAACCCAAACAAAGGAAACTACTTTATATATTAATTATGACTTACGGACAAATGATTGCAGCAATACAATGTTATTTACACCACGTTAAGAATGTAGAAGTAATGATTAACTTACCAAGAAA